ATGCGTTTGCCATTCAGGCCACATTTTCCAAAGACCAACTAAAGTATCCCAATCAGATTCTTTTAATTTACGTACACTTAATTCCATTTAATTTAATTTAATATGATGATTCTACATATTGTGAAGAGACTGCAAATAATTCTTTCATTCCACCTGGATCAGTAACAGAATCAGTTGCCATTGTAACTGTTGCAAAATAACCTTTTATCCCGGTCATAGCGTTGCCCCAAATAACTTCACCTGCCGCAGCTGGACTATTATTTATAAGGTTTGCCATATACTTATTTTCTTTTCTATCAAAACCAGCATGATAAATAGGTGGTATCAACTGAGTGGTGCCAGTTCCATACTCATTACCAAGACTATCGTAAGAACCTTGATTATAACTGTAGACTTTTATAGGTAGAGCATTTCCATTACTATCAACAGATCCAACTGTGTCTTGAGTATTAGCCACGCTGTTTAATTTATTTGGTGTATTTACACCTGTAAGATCCGACACAAATGAATCAACTTGCCATCCATTGCCGCCTTCATAGTTTACTGTTTTAAATACTTTAGATACGCTAACCTTTGGGTTAAATATAAAAGTTATGCTAGATTTTTGAGATTGTCCATAAAAAACACCTCTAATAGGAGAAGTTCCGCCTCTAACTGGCGCTGTATAATGCTTATATAAAGATCCGTTTATTGTTGAAAAGTAATTGTTTTTTATGCTAACAACTTGGTCTGGATTGTAACTAAAAAAACTAGGAAAACCATTAACACTATCGTCAAAAGATAAAGTTTTGTAACTTATTCCCTCTACTGAAGACCGTAAAGATAATACATATTGTTTATTATGTATATCCCAGCCACCAATAGCTTTTCCAGGATCTGAACTATTTGCATCTAAAGACCCTAATTCATCTCTAAAGAAGTCAGCCATACCATAACCAGATATTTCTGTAATACCATCTTTAGACAGTCTTAAAACAACTCCTCTATCTTTGTCTGTAAAGTATTTTCTATATCCATAAGCAGCAAAGCTTTCGGGGTTTCTACTTATACCGTAATTACCGCCATAAGGCTGCAATGTACCTATGACCAAATTAGAAGAAGTAACAGTTCCTCCACCTTCAGCTGAGTATATAGCGTCTTTATCAATCAAAGCTCTACTTACTTTAGATTCTTGAAATATAGTTAAATTAGAATCTTCAGCATAAATTCTCTGTATTGATCCATTAGATGGATCGGCACTTTTAACAATGTCTTCACCTATAGAAAAAACATTAGTATCATTTACGCCTGTTCTAGAATTAAATATTCCAGAATATATCATAGAACTTGATCTAATAGAGGCATTAGGATTGTCTTCAACTAAATAAGCTTTAACTCCTAATTGCACTGTAGTGTTATTGTATCCTCCTCTTATTCTAGCTTCTTCTATTCCCCAGTTTAAATCATTTGTTAATGGAAGACCTTGACCGTTAACAACTTGAGGCCAAGCGCCGGCAGTACCAGCTGCAACGCCTCTAGAACCTCCCCAAGAAGGAAGACCTACAGCGTCGTCATTTAAAACTTTTCTAAGTTTAAAGCTATTGAAATATTTAACTTCTATTACTCCCATATTATATTATCACATGTTATTTTTAAATATACCTATAATTATCCACCTATTGTTTCTTTATTCACGGTAGAAGGTTCTGCTGTTTTTGGTACTTTTAACCCTGTTGAACTAAACTGAGCAACCCATCTTCTATTTGTGCTATTTCCATACAATATATTATTAGGCGTTACCATGTCTGTTCCTATTGATCTTGTTCCAGGATTATTAGTTCCAAATTTAGCATGAAAATTTTCGGAGTCATTATTTACATCACCTACCGGTTCATAGCTATGCCATTTATTGTTTTCTAAAAAACCGTAAACCTCTCTAAGTTCAGATGTTGTATATAGTTGAGTTATATACTTTGCAGACCATTCTTTCGCCCAAACTGGATTATTGCCTGGAATTTGACCTGAAGCGGTTTGAGCGTCATCACTATTTACATTACTTACTTTATATTGATAAGCGGTTTCGTTTGTCTGATTAGTTTTTGGGTAATAAAAATCTCCATAAGAAACTTTAATTTCTGGCGTAAAGAGCGTTTGTTGTGATCCGTTCTTTTTTGCAAACGTGGCCATGTTATTAGAATTTTCTACCGTTGGCAAAACACTCCTGCCGCTTGGAGAATTGTTAGCTGATTGAGGGTATTTTATTAAAATTCTGTATTCTCCGAATTTATCATTTAAAACATCGCTATAGCTTTGGTCTTTTCCAAAAACAAAAGTTTTTGAAAGAACAGCCCAAGGCTGTCTAAATCTTTCAAAAGAAGTTCTAGCACTTAGCGAATAAGCAGCAGCTATAGCCACGTCTTTGGTGTCTATATTTAACGAACTAATAGGTAAACCTAAAGAATCTGAAGTTTGTCCAGCCTCTTTGTTTCTTATGAAACCTGTGTTTAAAAAATTTCTATAAACTTCATTTCCATTATTGTTAGGATATATTTGATTTCCCTGTACACCACCAATTCTACATTCAGCTCCCTCTACATCTGTAGCTGTGATCCATTCTTCAGCAGGACTAGCTCTATATTGAAAATAACCAAACCAAGCTACGCCATATTGTATCTCTAAAGTTGGAAAATCAACAGGAATTTGACTACCTGTTTCGGGCTGCACATAAGCGAAATTAGCATATCTAAAATTAACAGTAAGGTAAGCAGTTCCTTTGGTTAAAGTAGAATCATTTACGTTTTTAGATTTGTAATTATTATTACCAAAAGTATATGGACGACTTTCGGAATCCAAACTATTTGGACTATTTTCAGATTTAGAAATACTACCGGAAGTTGGATTTAATACAAAATAATTAGACGGTATTTCAGTTCCATCAATAGGAGCCTTACTGTTTGGTTGCTGCGCATTTTCTTCGCTATTTAAACCAGGAATTGTTGATTCTATTAAACTTGCATTTGCAAAATCACCCCAATAAACTCCAGTTGATTGAATTCCATTTGCTATTCGTTTTTCTAGAGATGATCCAAAGTCAACGTCAATTTGATCTGCTCCAAATATAGCTTTTAAAGCATAAGATTTAGATTTAGATCCAGGAATTCCAGAACCTTCGTTACCACCCGCATCTTTTATGGTTAATGTAAAATCGTAACCTCCAGAAACATTTCCAGTTTTCTCATATAACTTACCATCTTGATCTATAGTTAAAGAAGATAAAGTAGAACTAATTGACCACACTAAACCTATTTGGTTATCGTTGTCAACTATAGCTCCATTTTTACCTGTAAAACTAGCTATAGGAATTTCAAAATCTGTTCTATCTTGTACAGAAACATTGTTTGGGTTGTTAACTAAAGGTTCTGAATTTAATAAATATAAAGATTGTGTAGTGGTTGTTTCCCCTGAAATTTCACCCGCTTGAGTTTCTCCTGATACTCTAAATGTAAAGTTGTATTTATTGTCATTTAAAGTAGGAACAAAAACTTGAGGGTTTTTTATTGTAATATTATATTGATCAAAACCACCCGCATTTGTTTTTACAAGCAACGGCGAATTAAAAAGATTATCTTTAATGTCTGTATTACTATTTCCTCTAGTTACAGAAAGCAATTCCATGGTGCTAGTAGATAACGCTTGAGGACCAAGTGCATTTTGAAAAGTAGGTATAAACGGAATTGCAGTTAAATTAGAGCCAGCGCCACTACTTTCAAACCAATTAGAAGTAAAGTTTTGAAAGCCATTAACTGTAGTGTCTTCACCTGCTATGGCATTTAAATCGCTTATTAAACCAGAGCTCGATGTTTCCCAGAAAATATCTAAAAGAGACTCTACAGGTGACGTTTCGAATACACCTAATAATATTTTATATGTAGATGCAAGAACGGCGGCTTGTAACGAACCTATTGGCAGCGGAAGAGTTGATGTAGCTGGAGGAATTGGAAACTTTACGTTACCTTGAGATATTCTAGCTATGTATGGATTTGTTTCTGTTTGATATACTGTAGCCGAATTTGACGAAGTAGCTGGAGCTATAGCTTCAAATAGATTATTTTGTTCAGATATAGTGACAACAGTTTGAGAATTGATTTGAGGATAATAAGGTGTTGTAACCGTTGGGGTTGCTGATCTGTTAGGCGTAACTCTACCAAATAATTCAACCTCACTTCCATATTGTTTTTGCTCTGGTCCTACTTCTGTTAAGTTTCTAGGAACTTTATTTATATTATCACCTATAAGGGTTATATGTGCTATAGTTCCCTGCGGATCAGGTGGAGTGCCAACAACAGGTGGATCAGCCTGAACTATATTAGGATAACCATCTAATATACCGGGCAAATAAACATTATAGTATTCTTGTTCAGTTTGTTTTACAACAATTTTATAAGAATACCAACCTAAAGGATTGTATGTTGAACTATTGACATCACTGTTGTAAAGACCAGGCCATCCAAAAACGTCAGAAGTTGCGCTTATTGGATTATTTATTAATACTTTTAAAGAATCTCCAGGCTTTGAGTTAACTGTATTTTGTCCAGTTCCAGGGTCTGGATTATACTCATGATAATATGTTGAACCTCCATATATATTACCTTCACTATCGGGTCTAGATGTAATGCTTACGGGAGATAATATTGTTGTTGATTGTCTTCCGTATCTATCAGACAAAACAAACCCTACTTGATAGTTTCTATTTTGTTTCACCGTGTGCTCAGGATACTCTACTATACTTGTTGTCCAACTAGATTTAGAAGCTGTTGGATCTGTACTAAAAGCAAACTTAGGCGTAACAGCAACGTCATAATCTATAAAAGAAGGTGGAGTGTGTTTGTCTTGAAAATTACTATATACAATTCTATTACTAATAACTTCTTGACCTAAAGCCTTTACAGGAACTTTATCGTAAACTCTTATTATTTCGCTTTCTGGTAAAGTTTTGTATGGTTTTCTTGATTGATAGTCATATAAATAAGAAAAATCAGTAGATTTAGAAAAATCACTAGATCTTATTGATTCTAAAACTTTTACGTTTAAAGAATCAGACTCTTTGTACAGAATATCAATTTCTAATACCGCTAATTTAGCCGTTAGTTCAGAACCTATATAAGGTAAAGGTATCACTAACCCAACGCTATTAACTTTGTTCTCCATAAAACGAACAATAGTACTTCTGTATGTGTTATCTTCATCACCAGATAAAAAATAACCATCTTGTTTTGGTATAAAAGCCTCTTGTGTAAACGGCGCCATTATAGAGTATTCTCCATCTAAGAATTTAAATCTATAACTAAAAGATACAAATTTATCTTCTAAAAAATCAGGATCTCCAGGCCATGCTGAATTGTAATATGGATTAGCGGTTCCGTCTGGAAGATTTTGAGAAACAACATCTTTAAGTGTCGTGTTTGCAGTTCCTGAGTTTTCAGCTATATAAAGATCTATAGCTTGATAAGGATTATATTTAGCTACAGATATTAAATCTTCTTTATCGTAGTAAGAAGAACTACCTAAAGCATCTGTTATGTTTATTACTCTTGGCTGGTTTCTATTGTCTGTCCAAAAAAGTAAATCTTCTAATACGTTTATACCGTAAATTGGACTTTGTTGGCTAAAATTTAAAAAAGAACCCTGTACTAATAACGTAGGAGTATTATCGTCACTATTATATGAATATATAAAATTACGTGCAGTTGAAGAATAAGAACTCACTGCATTAGTTGTTAAAAATATGTATATATTAGAAGAGTTTGTGTCAGATAGTAAGCCTATAGACTTTAAAACACCTCCACTTCCTGGAGCTATAATGTTAAAATCAACAGCTAATAAATTTCCAACGGCATTTTCTAAAGCACCTACGTCTTCGCCTTCTGATTTACTAACTTGTATATTTTGTCCGTCTCTATATTCACCAGATGGCAGTAATCTACTATCCAGGTCTTTATTCATTTTAGACTTTATAAAAGCATTTTTAACTTCAGCCATTCAATTTAGTATTTAATCCATTTAGATTTACCTCGAGCAATCTGAACAAACTCATTTAATTTTATATTTGATAATCTAATCTTAGCGTTTCTAAGTTTAGCACTTTTTTCACGTCTTAATCTCTGTATAACATACTCAGGCTGATTAACTCTAGTGGCTAAAATAGCATGACTAATATGAGCATATAAAGCTTCTTCGGCTAGTTTAGGTATTTTCATATCAGCATCATAGCCTAAACCATCTGATATATATTCTAAAATTATAAGCTTATTAGCAAGATCGCTAGAAAAAGACATTTTACCATTTCTATCGTTTATAGTAAACCACCCGTTAACTTGAGCCGTTTCAGGCTGTAAACCATATCTTTGACCAAAGTAATTATCTCCGTACATACCACCGTAACCTAAGCCATCTGATAATAACATGCCTGTTAAATTGCTCTGAGCTGCATTGATCTGTTCTAGGTTATTAGTAGCCCATCTTTCTTCAGTTATAGACGTAGTATCTATGTTATTGCCTACATTATCTTGTATTGGAATACCTTGATTGTCTTGACCGGGTATTTCATATGGATTTGAAGTTAAAGTTGTAGGATATATAATATGTTTTATTCCTTGACCATCAATCCAAGACACATTTACGTAATTAACGTAGTCTTGAGGAAGAGGTACGCTAAGATTAGCAGGAATATTTAATTCTTGAGAGCGTATACTTTTTAATGTATCATAACTGAATTCTTGTAATCCTCTTTTAGCAAAGAATATTACGTCAGTAGTCTTAACGCTAGGTATTAATTTTCCCGCGCCAACATAACCAACCATAAAGTTTGTTATAACATCTTCTAGAGTAGTGTAAGAATAACCTCCATAATTATTTTCAACAACATCACCAAAAGCATCTCTGTCTCCGTATTCACCACCGTATTGGCTAAGAAGTTGAACAACAAACCAATCATTTCCTGTTACAGCGCCTGTTATTGTTATTTCATTATTTAAAACTGTGTACGCAGATGTATATTCTGAAAAAGATCCAGGAGCTCCATCATCACTTTTGTATAATCTAAAGTTATTTAAATTATAACCAGCAGTAGTTGGATCGAAATTGCCAAAAACTAAATCAGTATCAAACGTAGTCGCTAGCTTAGAATTAGCTATAGGAGCTTGAAACGTTTGAGAACCAGCATAATACTGTGCATTAGTTTCGGTTATTAAACCGTTATTAGGTGTAGCCATTTGTTAACTTTTTTTATTTACTTCATCAGCTTGAACCTGTGCTGCAGCTGCTTGAACTATTTGAGGATCTCTTATTACTATTCCAGCGTATAACAAAACTTTTAATATAACTTCACTTTGCTCTGATTCGTGTAATTCAAAATCTACAGAATTTGCAGCAACATTCTGGTATTGACCTAGTCCACCAACATCAAATGCCCAGACTATGTTATTGGGTTTTCTTATGTAGTCAACTTTTATTCTATCAACTATGCTTGTAGGTTTTACAAATAATTTTTGATTTTCATAAAGATAAGCTGGATTTATAGTGCTAGGTTTTGTAAGTTTAGATTGATTAGCATAATAGAACTCATGCCTGTCAAGTCTTTGAACAATTTTTTCATCATTATAAAGTACGTTTCCTAATCTATAAAAATCAACAAAACTTCCATAAGCATCAAGCCCTGGTAGTACAAAATATGATAGGCCACCAACAGTAGTATATGTTGCGTCGCCGAATGTTTTAAAAATAGCTAATTTTTCATCAATATTTTCTTGCCTATCTGCATAGTCTGTATCTGCTTGAGGTACACGTAACTGCTGATTAAGATCATCAAAGTATTTTTCAAATACTTCTAACTGTACTTGTGTTGCTACCGAATTAAATTCAGTCGGGGTCATATAACCACGCTGCTCTTTGTTTAGTATCAATAAAACAGTTTGATATACTGTGTTTACGTTTATAGCCATTTGTTATTATTATTAAAATAAAGGAGGCTCGCGCCTCCCTTATAATATTACATGTTAAGAGAACTTTTTCTCTATAGACTGGAATACTTGTATACCTTCGTCTGTTTTGAAGAAAGATGCCATAGCTGAGTATGGATTTTCATCAAAAGGTATTGTCATTAATTTACGTCCATTAGATGCCCAAGTAAATGTTCTTTGATCGTCAGCAAGTTTTATAATATTTGCTTCAGTTGCTCTAATGGCAAAATTTCTAAGTTGAACATTATCATCGTTAGCTAGATCTAAGAACAGTTTAGGATTATACTTAGCAAATAAGAATAAGTCTCTTTTAAGTTCCTTAGAACTCATGTCTGACACTTTAGATCCTAACTCTACACGCAGTATTGCTTCACATTGATCAATGTCAATGTTTTTAGCAACGTTTAAAGCCTCTAACTCCATCTCTAATTCAAATAAATCATCTTTAGCATCTTCTTGAATATCTTGCTCTGTATACAGTATACTTAAAAGCGGGTGATATAAAGATAATATTTTTTGAAGTGCTTGATTTTCTTTAGTAACTAATAAACTTCCTTCTTTAAATCTAATATGGCCAAGCGTAGCTTCGCCAGCTTGTTCATCTTTAAATGGAGAGTTTTGATTAGTTGCATATCTAACTTCTCTTTGTTCGTTTTTTTCAGCGTCATACCACAATAGTGGATGCCTTGCTGTATGTTTTGAAGGTATTTTTAATGTTAAAGGATTATGAGGTCCTTTTAAAAAATACGTTCTGTCTTTTATTTCCCAAGACGAATCTTGAATTGTTTGTTTTTTAGCCATAATATAATATAATTTGATATTTAATAAGAGTAGAAGTTACCCTCGTCAGTTCAACGAGGGTAAATCTACTAGAGTAATTACACTCCTTTGAATAATACAAAGTTGTTAGCAGCTTGCACTACTAAACATCTTTCAGATAAGAAGTTAACTTCCATTGCATCAAGAGTACTTGTGAAAGCACCACCTGCTGATCCAGTTAACCAAGACTTCATACGACGATCTTCTGTTTGAGAAGCTCTGTATCGCACGTGTAAGAATGGTCTACGGATGTTAGTTCCTAAAATTTGATCGTATACTGTAGAAGTTCCAGCTGGCACTAAGATACCTTCGATAGAAGATGGTCCCGTTTGCGCGCCACGAGTAGAAGCATCATTTAAGTATTTCCAGTCAGTTTTATAGAAGTCATAAGATCCTCTGCGGAAACCACTAAATCCAAGATTTAATGCCATTTCTTCAGAATTTTCAAATAATCCATAAGCAGTACCACCTTGAGATCCTTGAGATACAGCACTTAGCATGTTATCAAATTCTAGTGAAGTTGAACGCTGTAAAAACAACATGTTTTCTTCAATAGCTCCTTGAGTATCTAAGTTTTTCAAAATCTCATCAAAGTCATCAATTCCGCTTGCGCCACTAAATCCAACTTCAACATTACCTCTAGACTGTACAGCAGCAAATAAACCTTGAGTACCTTTAAACGTAGCTGCTAAAGCTGCTGATCCTGCCGCTGCAAGCTCACCTTCAATAACACTCATTTCTAAGTAATCTTCAAAACGTAAACGAGTTTCAGATTCAGCTTTTAAATACCATAAGTATCCAGAAGTACCATCTTCAGTAGCAACTTCTACCCAACCGATCTGAGCCATGTCAGAACCATTGATAGTATAAGTATTACGAATGATGATAGGTGAATTAGAAAACTGAGTAAATGAAGGATCAATACTGATGTTAGTAGTTCCAACAGCTGGATTAACACCACCTGCTACAGAATTAGTTGTTTGAGATCCTTTATTAAATTCAGAACCGTATACAAAAATCTTAACGATAGCACCTAAACCAGCTGTGTTTGCAGCAGTATAAGGAGCAACTGTTAATTGACCAGCAGTAGCGGCTCCAGGAGCAGCTAAGCTACTAGCTGTAACGATACATTTTAATTCTTGACCAGCTCCATCCATAGCAACTATAGTTTGCCCTGGAGATACTACGTTAGTAATAGCCGGAAGACCAGCTGCAGCTACACGAACAGGAATAACAAGTACGTTAGCGCCTGCATTACCTACATTATCATAAGAGATATGTAGTCTGTTTTGTTCTGACCAAATAACTTGATCTGATGTCATTGGCATTTCAGCTCCAACCATACGTAAGAATCCAGAAAGAGTTCTATTTCCGTAACGTTCTACTTCTTGTTCGTAGATCTCAGGTAGATACTGTTGTGCGAAATCATTGGCGTTAGCGCCGCCTGTGTTAAATGCTAAATAGTTTGTCGCTAACAGTTGTTGTTGTTGCGATGGTACTATCGAACCGAATTGTGGACTTAAAGCCATAATAGTTTAATTTTAATTGTTAAATTTTCTTGTTTTAATCTTAAGCTTTGAAGAATCAAGACCGCTAATTGCTTTCACTTTCAATCCATTAACAAATACATTACCATCTTGCGTTTTGCGAGGCTCTGTACTTATGTTTTTAGATTTAGCTAGTTGACTTTTAATCGCGTCAGTTTTACCTTGTTCATAAAAGTGCTGCGCTATAGTGTCAGCGTTTCGCGCTGCGTATAAAGCTTTGTGATAACCTTTCGTATCAACAACTTCTCCCTTGTCATTTAAGAACGTCTTAATGAATGTAGAAATGTCTTTTTGACTATCTCCAACCTTAACTGGATCCTTGATACCATATCTAAACTTTTTCTCTCCAACTTTAAAATCAAAACCTTTGAAATTGCTGTTAAGAAGTTCGTCTGTTTGGCCGTGGAACTTGTTTTGGTTAACTTTACTGAGCTCTTGCTCTTCGTTGTATCGGTTGAAAAAATCTGTAGCTTTTTGCTGCTCTTGATTTACTCCAGGTCTCAACTTGATCTCTGCATAGTATTCATCTTTAAGCGAACTCAAATAGCTTTTAGCTTTTGCAACTTCTTCTTTATATGCGAGTTTCTTTTTACGGATATCTCGCGCTTCATCTAAATCCTCATCAAAATTAAAATTATCTTCAATTACAAAGTCAATTTCTTCTGAATCTAAATGTGGTTTAGCTTGTTTATAGTATTCTTTTAATAATGCCTCTCCATCTACATTACTGTAGTCTGCGTTTAATCTTGCATAGTCATCTATAGTACCACCTGTCTCTTTCATGAAAGAAACTAATTTTTCTAGATTTTCTGGAACATCTTGTGTTTCAGCTTGCGGTAATACTTCTTTTTGTTCCTGTGAGGTAGTGGCGTTTTCAGTGCCTCCAACCATTGTGATCTCTTCAGAACTATTGTCTTCATCTTCTATTAATTCTAAAGGTGATTCTACTTCTTCATTTTTGATTTCAATCTTAGTAATCTCGCCGGACTGCTGTACTTGTTCTCCCACTTTAGGTATATCTCCGGTTTGTTTATCATCAACCACTGCTTCTGTTTCTCCGATCGGAATGGCATCTTCTGTTGGTTTTTTAGTTAAATCTACTTTGGTGATTTCTGGAATAGTATCCATGTCTTTGTACTTAGGCATGTGATGCTTAACTTTAAATTCACCTTCTTGTTTTACTTGTTCTGACATAATATAATATAATAAAATTAATAATTCACTATCTTGGCGTAAACTGCTCTAGTCCAAATCCATCTAGATTATCATTACCTGCTGATTCAAAATTCTTAGGTAATAAATCGTTTTGTCTTTGATCTATCAGTTCGCTTTGTTGTGTACCTTGCATTTGTAGTCTTTGATCTTTTCGATCTTCTATTTGTGCTTCTTTTTGTGTATCCGCTTTGGCTCTCATTTCAGCTAACTTAATTTGATACGAAAACTCTTCAGCCATTAAACCTCTTTTTATTTGAGCTTCTTGCTCCATTCGTTCGATTTCAAATTGGGATTTTGCTTGTTCTATTTGAACTGTTGTTTGAGCTAAAGCTTGTTGCTTCTGTACCTCTGCAGCTGCTGCTTTTTCTGCAGACTCACTATTAGCTTGAGCTTGCGCTTGAATGTTTTCCATTTGAGCAGCTCTTTCAGCAGCTTCATTTTCAGCTTGTCTAAACTTAAGCAATGTATTAGCTAGCTTTATATTCTGTATATTTCTTATATCTATAGCGTCAGCTAGTTTTATACTTCCAGCTTGTAGTGCTATTTGTATACTTTTTTCTAATTGAGCTTTATCTTCTTCATCTGGCTCTAAATCTAAAAATATTCCAAAGTCATGTAAAGACAATGAGTCTATTTCTTGAAGAGTAGCGACATTGAAAGCATTTATACTGTTTAATAAAGAAGCTTTAGTTAAAGGAAACTGAAGCATATCACTAACTCTTAAACTAACGTTTTCACAAGAGCGTATAGTTAGATACATTAAAGACTGTAATATATGTCTTGTAGCTGTATTAGAATTAGCTGCTGCTAGTTTTTGCAAACCAACTAGTGCGTTTTTATCTGGAGAGCTACCGTCTCTAGCTTCATTAAGCCCGGTTACATCGCGTATCATTTGTAAGTAATATTGATACGTTTGTATCATGGCTTGTATCTTAGATATACCTGAAGAACTTTGAAGTTCTTGAATAGGTATTTTACCTCTATTCATTTCGCCATCTTGAGTGAGCGATCTACCTACTATTGTACCTGTTTGGAAGTACATGTTTAATGCTTCTGCTGCGTTATAGTTTGTTCCGTTACCTAAATCAACTTCAGCTAAACCATCAACGTCTACATATACTCCATCTGGAACTAGTCTAGCTAGCACTTGCTGTAGTTTAAGATGCGTTAATTGAATCATATCAGCAAAACCAGTTGTTCTACTTACTATAGACTCTATACGTCCTTGATACATTCTAGGAGCAGATATAACATAATTCATGTTAACCTTTGTAGTATCGCCGTAAGGTCGTGTCATGTTTTCAGACAATTCCCATTTAAGTATACTATCACCCATACCTAGTATTTTTGCTCCTGTGTATAAAACCTCTATAGATCTTGAAGCTCTTTCAAAGTTATCACTAGGTGGTGGATTAAAAGTATCTTGCTTTTCTAAGATTTTTTCTAGTCCTTGCTCTGTTTGTTTTATTTTAAATACTTGATCTTGATATGTCTTGTATTCAAAGAATAATACTTGATGTTGATTAACATCACTATTAACCTGCCAATCGCTTTGAGCATAGTTTTGGCGGCCTGGATATTTCTGTATTCTTTCTAGCTCTTCATCTGTTAAGTCTGGAAACAATTTTTTTATTTCTGGAAGAGTTATACTCTTTATTTCTCCAACATAGTATATGTCTTCAAAATTAGGATCATCTGTAGCTGAATAAACTAGATTAGCTGGATTCACATAGTCTATAGTAATTCCTTCAGCTAAATTAAAACTAGTCTTAACAGCTGATATACCTAAAACTGTTAAATCATAAGCTAATCTTTTTTTAGTTTCGTCAAATTTATTTGAATCAAGAACATTGTTTATAACTTCTTCTTCAGCTATCTCAATGCTCTGCTTATAATTTAGTTGCATGTATAGATCTAACTCATCTTGGTCTTTAGGAAGATTATCGGGATCTGTTGAGGCAAAGAAATTTTGACCTGTTGCTTGAGATAGTTTTTCTATCGCTGCTTTGTTTTTAATGTCACGCATGGCATTAGAAGCAAAATCAGTACGTTGTTTTAACGCAAATGGATCAGAGGCAAATGAATTTAATTCATATCCCTTTTCAGTCATACCATTAACTACGATATCTACAAACTTAGATAGCACAGGTATTGGTTTCCAGTCTAAATTTAAATAAGACAAATCACCATTATTTGACAATTCGTCCTTATATTTCTGCACAGGTTGTTCACCTCTAGCGTATAATCTTAGTCTATTAAAGTTCTGGAAATTATAGGAAAACCTATTCTGTCCACTGTTATTTCTAAACCACTCTTGTTCAATAGCGTTTCCAACAGCTAAACCATATTCAAATGATTTCTTTTCTTCTTCAGGTACCACCTGATCTGGAAAGATGCTATTATTATTAGTATAGACCATTTATTATATTATTTTTGAATTTTCACCTGTATTATTATATTTTCTAAAACCTAAAGACACTTTTGATATAACTCTTTGTGCTACAGGCGTATATCTATTTTTATTGCAAGCCATTATAGCTAAACCTGAGCTTATAGAAGCATCATGTTTTGTTCTGTTGTTTATATTGAACTTTTCCCAGTCTTCTAATGTTCTTTGAAAATACATGTTACCATAACCTTGATCTTGTACGCCTATATGGTGTTCTATATAATCTTCTATTGCAGCAGCGTGAGCTTGTTTTATATCCTCACTTGAGTTAGGTATTCCACCTATTTCTCTTTCGGTAACAGATAATTTATGCATGACCTTGTCTGGTCTATTCATAGAGTAACCTCTGTAACCTCTTCTTTTTATATAATACAAAAGTCTAGGTTTATTATTCTCTGCTAATATTGGCATACCATAAAAAACCAAAGCCATTAAAACGTCTTCAAAAAACATTTCAGCAGTTTGTGGTCTAGCTATGTATTCTAAAAAGAATAAATTAGGAGGAACGTCTTCCATTGAAAACTTAGTTAAACCATGTAAAGCACCGTTGGATCCTCTACCATCTACCGTTCCTGATATGTCATAACTATCACAGCCAAATGCGCCACAATGATCATTACCTGGATATTTTGTATTGTTTTTTAATATATACTTATTCTGCAAATTACTTGGAGGAACCCAACTAACGAAAAATCTACCATTTTTACTTGGTAAAAACATCACCCTAGTATCTTTAATCCCACCTTCCCATTGAAAATTACCCTGCGTAACAACATTAGTGTTACGAAGATCTTCATTATAGTCTATTTGCTCGTATATTTTAGTTAAATTAAACAAAGCTTGCTTAGCTTCATCTCTAAAAGCATGCTTAGTTGTTCTTGGAAATTGTCTATAGTATTCATTTAAACCGTCTTGATCTGTTTTCAAACCATCAACTTCATTCTCCCAATGCGATATAACACCTATATCTATGTCTTCTCCATCAATACCTTTAATTGGTTTTTTCGGAGTGTCGAATACAGGAAATCCATGAGTATCAATGTATCCTTCGTAGTTCCATTCCATAGGTATGAACAAACTATATAGTCCTGAACTAGTCTGTCCATTGCGGTTTCTTTCGGTGACGTCCGAAGCTTCGTATAGTTTCTTAAAATTTGCTCCACCTTTATCTAATGCGTTTGAGGTAGAACCCATCATACATTTTCCTACTATTTTTCTACCTAATCTTAAAGTTGTTTTCGTGACCCTCCAGTTGTTGAGGATGTTGTCCGGTCTCTCCCATTTACCCGATTCATCGTGGACGAGGAGCTTGAGTTTCTCTCCGTCGTACGAGTTGTCACCGGTATTCTTCCAGTCGATCGTGGTGTCGAGACCGTCTTGTATCTCCTCGCTGGCCTCTTTAATCGAGTTTCTCGTGAGCCGCTTAGACGGTACTTTGTAGGATAACTCCGTCTTTGGTCTTTCCATACCGTCTTGTACGGGCTTGAAAAAGAACGGGTAGTTAAGTGATATGGGTACAACCTTGTCTGTAAACATCTTCTTAGCATCAGCTCCCGATTTAGAGAGTATCCCAAACCTAGCATCTCTTGATATTGTAGCGAGGTTAACAGTGTCTGCGGATGCCATGAATGAGAATCCAGAACGCCTGTTCTTAAGATAGCACATTCCGTAACTACGGTTGTCTGCCTTGCAAGCCTCCCAGAATATATAGAATAATCTGTTTGACTCCCTAAAGTCTGCTGACCCCACATCAATTTTAGTCCACTGCAAGTACATGTACTGAGTACCAGTAATATAAGTAGGAATACCTTTGTTGTAGTACCAATAACCTTCTTCACGTTTGATAAATTCTTGGTTAATATAGTCATACCATTTATCTTTAAACCCTTGCGGGTATTGATTCCAGTCAAAGACTGTTTGTATTTTTTTTAATTCTTCAGGTAGCTTTTTAACTTCCCAGAATTGCTCGTTAGTTTTTTTAGATCTTTTATATACTTTTTCAGCTAAAGGTAATGCTATTTTTAGATTTTGAATCTCGTATATTTCACCTATCTTACCTGTCTTGCTTATAACAACAACATCATGCTCTTTGTTATATCCGTAATCCCATTGGTTGTAACGGTTTTTTCTTTTTACAATATGAGGTTTTATGTGGTTATCAACTACACTATATAGATTTTGAATATAAATCATTTTGATCTACCTTCTGCAAATCCTTTAAAAGCTTCTACTTTTGCTTCTAATGGTTTGTCATTTAAAATATTTTCTTCAGCTTCTATCCTAGCTAATATTTCAAAAGCATCAAATATAGCTAACTTTTTAGTAGCGGCAGCATTTTTAAGTCTATCAGCCGAGATATCATCTTCTGAGTCTACGATCTTTTCTTTTGCTACCTTTATAAGTTCTTCAACTGCTATTTGCCCAGCTTGGATTATATTCAGTTTCGTTTCCTTTATTTTCATACTTAATTAGAATATCATTTGATTGCATACAATAAAGTACCTCACCGTCAATTAAAAACTCAAACTCTCTGTTCTTTTTAAATCCGACTAAATCTCCATTGCTGATTTTAAGAGCTTCTAAGGTGCTATTACTATATTTAACTATACCAATGCACTTTTTAAGCTTACTTAAGTTAGAAGTGTCCTTATCAACCACAGGCTTAATAAAGCAGTAGTTGTCTAGGGTTTCCCAAGAGCTTTTGCTCTTTTTCATATAAACCTGATCGATAGAAGCAAAGCACATATCATCTTTAAAGAATTTAGTGCTATTAACTGACTTACCTTTCACGTTGTAGTATCTTCTAAATAGATTGTGATGAACAATAACTCTATCACCTTTACTTAACTTAGTTTTATAAGCTAAAGGCGTAGCTATTATTTCTGCTTCTCTATTTACAAACTTATGGTCAGAGATACTAGAATTAACTATTAGTTTTTTATCACCAATAGTTAACTCGTTATTATATCTTTCACCTATAGGTTTTACTATGAATTGGTGAATACTATTCATTAATATTCTAAATCGTATTCAATTGATACTGCCATGTTTTTATTAAACTTCTTCCAAGGCAAAATCTCATCACTCTTTTTTATATGTATATTATACGATTGCTCGTCTTCTTCAAAAAGAATATGAGATATCGTATGGCCTCCATATACAGACTGACCAACCGCGTAGTGCATAGCATCATTTTTATAATCAGAACCAATGCTGATTTTTCTTATGATATTGTCCACTATTCCTCTTTTTCAATTTCAGTATATGTTCCGTCTTCTATATTTATATTGATGGCTCCGTAAATATCTTCTAATTCTTTTTTATACTTTTCAATGTCATCTACAATTCCAGCATACTCATGCAGTAAGCTATGCTTTTGAGTTTCTAAAAAGCCAATATTAGTTAAAGATTTGTTTAAATCTTTTTGATGCTTTGTGATTACTTCTAATTGCTCACTTGTAATTTTTGATACTTCTTTACTTTCTACTTTTTTCATTTGATTTAATTTAATTGATTATTATTATTATTATTATTATCTAAGAGCTAGTAATCCTGATGTTGCACTTCCAGCTGCCGCAAGATTAACGTTAGAACATAGTACGCTTAAAAAAGTTCCAGCTGCTACACCTACAAATTTTACTTCAGTAGAATCACTTGCTAATGTTAGAGTTACGTCACATGCGGTTCCAGCGTATAGAGATACCGGATGTTGAGTAAAATCCGTGCTTGGTAATTCTAAATTAGCCGCCGCTGGAGTGTATGTTATTGCTCCTGTTATAGCTGGATTTTGAACTCCAAAACCCTGTATTAAAGCGGTTGAACTAAATGTAATAGTTTTACCTGATGCAGAATTAGGTCCTTTAGTAATTACTGTTATACTGGCTACTGTGCCATCAGCAGCTGAGGTTACTTGATATAAAGCACCTGCAGTTGTTCCTAGCGTGCTTTTAGTTGCTGAACCGGTAAATGTTCCACCGTCGGCATAAACAACAGCTGTTGAACTTGCGGGTAAATTAGCTACAGTGCTAACTAAAGCAGCGTTTGCTAACACTACGGTTTCAGCTTTTAGCGTAGAAACTAAAAGAAGATCAATAGCACTTGTAGTGAAATCACTTTGATTTTTTTGATACATAATTTTTTATTTTACTTTGTCTTTTATTTTTTCGTATGTTCTAAGACCTCCTAATCCTAGCATACCTAGAAGTACGGTCATTAAATGTTCCATTTGTAATGGTGGTGGAGCGTCAGTTGTATTAGTTATCCATATAAAGAGATCTCTAATAACGAAGTTGTAAGCTAATGCAAACCCACATATCCAACCTATAAACGGTCGCCATCCGGCAACGAATAAGGTTCTATGTGAAGCTTCAGCTAGATTTATTTTGGTTTGAAGTTCTATTAATTTTTCGGGATCTAATTCTTTCCCTTTAATTGCTTCTCTTATTTCCCAAGCTAAACCTCCAGCTACAGACTTCCTACCTTCACCTCCTTTTAAAAGACCGAGTAGTACTTTCCACATTATTTTTTAGTTTTATTATACGCTTCTTTTTCCCAAGGAAGATTTTTAGCACCTTCTTTCATTGAAGCTCTTGAGTATTTTTTACCTTTCCATATAACGTTGTCATCATCATAGTCTAAATCGCCTCGTTTCATTTGGTCGATATGAACCATTTCGTGATCTATAACTTCGTCTATCTGTTCAGGATCTTTTATTTTGTTATTTAAAGTAATGCTTCCATTATTGTTAGCTTTACCTAATACACCATCTTCCATATCTACATTGTAAATAGGAGTGTTATCAGTACTGTAAGGCGCACCTTTCATTATAAAGCTCATAAATTATTGTTTATAAGGAAAAACTTTATTTAAAGTTTCTTTTCTTTGTTGACAACCACAGGGAATATTTAATCCCTGTGATACTTTGTCAACGAAGGTTTTGATTCCAGTTGCTTCTGTAAATTTCTCTACGCTATCACCGAAACCTTTTGATTTGCTCATTATGCAAAAGTAGCTGTTCCCCAGAACATTTGAGCTCCATTTGGAAGTGCTACTGTAGCAGCTGCTTGGTCATTACCTAAAGAACAAGTAGTTACTACGCCACCTGGATTTGCTGTCATAGCTGAATATACTGCGTCTTCTAAAGGATTTCTTTGTCCGTCTACAAATGCTGGAGCTACTAAAGCAGATTGACTAGTTGAAGGTTGAAGAGTTAAAGATGTGTAACCAGCGATAGTGTTTCTACCAGTAAGTCCAATAATTACACTAGATTGAGCTCCTGCTGCTCCTGCTCCAGCAACTGTTGTGATGTCTTCTACGTTTATCAAGAGCGGTGAAATCGGGGCAGCTGGTTGAGTAGCGCCTGTAAGCGTAATGTTAAATTTGATGAATTTTGCCATTGTGTTTGTTGTTTGTTGTTTGTTGTTTGTTGTTTGTTGTTTGTTGGCTAGGTTTTAGACAGTCCTAATCTGTTTTTATTCGTAATCTTTTTTAGACTTACTGTCATCACCTTTTTTACCACCATACATAGCAGCGGGTGATTCTTTTTTCCCATACATAGATAATGGAGATGAATTAGAATGCTTAGACATAAATGAACCTCCGCTAGCGTGTGAAGCTATAGGATTGTCACTCATTAAGTTTTTCTTTTCTTGAGATGAAGATTCTTGTCCGTAACCTTTGTTTAGGTTTTTTACTGGAGTTTTGTCTTTATACATAATTTTATTTTTTAGTTGGTTTATTTATATTGATTTGTAGCTCCTTTGTCTCCTTTTACGTATGCTCTGTTTTTTATTCTACTTGCTTTTTTCTCAAGTCTATTAGTAGCAACCAATTTACCTTGAGATTTTTTAAGATCAGCTTTTCTTTCTGCTTTACCTAGTCTTTTTTCTCTTCTATTTTGTCCTAAAGTAGTATAAGATGAAGTTGAATTAGATTCAGTTGACGCTGATGCTGTTCTAGCACTTGTCATTGGATTTGATCTACCGCTACCGCCAGTAAGTCCAAGTCCACCAGTAGAAGCTTCAGAAACGCCATAAGATCCCTTAAGAGAAGCTGGTTTATCTCCAATCGTAATCATTCCAAAAGCTTGTGGTTTCTTGGTTTCCGCATTAGCATTCACTTTGTTACCACTACCCATTCCTGTACTTATTTTAGGTACTGAAGTTAGGGTTTCTGGTTCTAAATTAACACGGCTTGTAGAGCGACCTGGGGGCGTCGTGTGGATTCCTCCATGGAGTTCTGCAGGAGAATCAGATATAGCTTTTTGTAGATGTTGAGGTAATTGATCTTGATCACCTACTAAAGCTTTTTCAAAAGGTGAATCTTTTTTATAATCTTTATCAGCATCATGCAATTGTTTTTTAGCATCATAGATTAGTTCACGATCGTGAATCATTTCTTCTTTTCTTGAGTGTCTTGCATTTCCGGTATATTGACCGAAGTGTCCTTTTTCCATTGTTTTAGTATTTATGTTTGTTTAGCATTTCCATCTTCTTCTAGCGGCTTTACCTCTTTCTCCGGTCCAACCTTTTGATCTAGCACAGAAAGATTTACGACGTTTAGCGTCTTTGCTCCCTGGTTTTACATCTCCAGTAACAGCAGTTTTTAACTTACTACCTGGATTTTGTGCTTTATATTTTTTAACTCCTTTGCTAGTCATGCCAGCGCCCTCTTCAGTTGTTCTGAAGTTTCTACCTTTCCCTTTAGTAGTTTTTCTTACTTTAGCTAAAGGCGAGTTATATTGTATATAAGCCATATTATGATTATTACTTCTTTTCTTTAAGTTTTACCCATTTAGCTATTGTATACCCTATACTTATAAGTAATAAAATAACCTTTAGACCTACTTCTATGTGTGTCATACTCAATCCCAACGCTATAGCATTAGTTCCTAATACTTTAAAATCCAAATGATTCATTTTTTTAGTTCATTCCTAATCCAGCATCACCTTTAGCGATCTGAGTTATTGGTCCAGCTTTGTACATTGTAGGGGCTTTTAAAACCTGCATACCTGTAATACCAGAGCTAGATCCAGATCCATGTAAACGACCTGTTTGGTCTAACGGTCCGTCCCATATTGCTGATTCACCTACTACTCCACTAGAACCTTTGTCTGCTTTTTGATGTGCTTTGTCGTTGTGCATAATTTTATTTTTTTGTTTTTATTGATTTTAACATTTTATCAATCTTAACTGCTTGTCCTTTATGTAGTGCAGAAGCTTTTTTTAATTCAGCTGATATTTGTTTTAGTTTTTTAGCATCCATAGTTTTATTTTTTACAACCAAAGTTGTTAGCATAATTAGCCATTTTTCTAACGCTAGGACTATATTTATCTTCACCAGCACTCATAACTGCAGAAGCAGCACTGCAGGCATCATCAAAGCCATTTGATTTAGCCCACTTAGTAAATTTACCTTGGTTTTTCTTTTTTATTTCAGGAAAACCTTTTTTGTAAAATGGTGATTTCATATTTTTATTTTAATTATCTAATTCGTCCATTTCTTGATCTTCAATATGTAAGGGTGTTCCCTTCATAGCTAGCATAGATGCTCTTTGACCGCTTCCAAATAATTGTGAGGCTACGTCAGTGTCTCTTCCTATTGATTGATTGCCAACAGGATTTGAATCCATTTCTAGCATTCTTTCTCCGGTGCCTGCGTAAGATCCAGATTCAGCAACTTGATTTGGTGGAGGTAATGATTCTTGAGTTGCTTCTTTTCCTCTTAATCCATACTTATCCATTAATCCACCAGCTGCTTGAGCTGCGGCTCCAAATACACCACCACCGCCTTGTGCAGAATCAGTTGGTTTTTGTCCTATAGCTTTTATTTCCGCCATTGATTTTCCTCCTAGCATGCTTCCAGCTATTGACATAGCAGATTGACTTTGAGGTTGTGCCCCAGCAATTGAACCTACAGCACTTTCATTGTGATAAAAAGGTGAGTTTCCTTGTGAATCCTCAAATTGAAAATTAGGTTTAACTGAACCTTTTTTTCTGTCTTGAATCCCGCTGGCTTCTGCTTGTTGAGCTTTAAATAAATGGTAAAAATTATCACCTAATTTCGGATTATTCCCACTATTACTATTATTTGTACCACCTCCTTCTTTTTTCTGGGTTGAATAATCAGTATCCATGAATTCATCAACTTTAGTATCTTTATAGCTTTTTAAGTTATATTTTGCCATATTTTCTGCATGCGTTGCAGGTTTTTTAGCTGGACCAGTATTACCTTTACCCCATTTAATCTCCATAGCTCGTTGATGCTTTAAATCACCAGCAGCAGCTTCAGCTGCTCTCTGATCTTTATTCATAGATGTGGTAATAGCTTTAGTGCCTAATTCGCTAGCGGTTTTAGCTATCTGCTTGCCTACTATAGCACCCACTATTGGCTGTATAACTGTAGATGGATTTCTATAAGAAGATGCTCTTCCGTCAAATATATCTACTTTTTTAAATGGTGACTTTGATTGCATATTATCTATTTTTGTCGTTG